CATTACTCGGCAAAAATCCAATTACACTTGAATATAATGTATGCGGCTTACATAACGAATTTAACCTACAAGTGATAACCCAAGATGCTAATCTTTCAAAGAGTAATCATTTTTTAAACTAAATAAGTATAAATCATAGGAACAACTAAGAATGAACTTCAAAAACGCAATAAAGCAGTTATTCGCACCAGAACAAAAAGATATGTCGGACTCACGCACCTTAATGCAACTAATCGATCTTGGCAATCCAGGTTGGACTGAGTCCGGCTACACTAAAATAGCCAATCAAGGTTATGCTAAAAACCCAACAGCTCATAGATGTATAGACTTAATTAGTGATGCAATAGCAACGTTACCATGGATAGTACGCGATGCAAGCGGTAATGAAGTAGAGAGCGGCCCAATTATAGATTTATTAAAGCGTCCTAATCCAGAGCAAGGAACAGCATCGTTCTTCTATGAAATGGAGATGTATAAGCTCATAGACGGTAATTCATTCATTCAAGCAGTTAAACCCAGCACAAGTGCCCCAAAAGAGTTATTTTTATTACGTCCAGACAGAGTTAAAGTTGTTCCAGGTGAGTATAGATTGCCAGCGGCATTCGAATACCGTACAGCAAAAACAAAAACAACATTTGAAGTAGACGCATTAACAGGCGATTCAGATGTACTTCAAATTAAAACAGCTAATCCTTTAAATGATTGGCGTGGATTAAGCCCGTTATCAGTAGCAATGATGAGTGTCGACTTATTCAATACAGGCGTAACGTGGAATCAAAAGTTATTAAAGAACGGAGCACGTCCAATGGGCATGTTCAGTACTGATCAAGAGTTAACAGCAGGACAGCGTATAGAGTTAAAGAATTCATTAGAGCAATATCAAGGTGCTGTCAATACAGGTAAGCCAATGATAACAGAAGGCGGGTTAAAGTTTCAATCAATAGGATTAACTGTTGTAGATGCAGACTTCATTGAAGGTAAGAAGAGTGCGATGATAGACATAGCTAGTTCATTTGGAGTACCACCTCAATTAGCAGGTTTAACAGACAGTTCAACGTACAATAATGTAAAAGAAGCGAAGTTAGAGTTATATAACCAAGTCATCCTTCCAGAAGCTGAGATAATTATAACAGAATTCAACCATTGGTTAATGCCAATGTTCGGTGATGGGTATGAATTAGCTATTAACATGGATGAGATTCAAGCCTTACAAGAAACAAGAAACATCTATTGGGAGAAGATAGAGAGTGCGACGTTCTTAACCGATAATGAAAAGCGTGAGTTATTAGGGTTCGAGCCACTGGCTGAAGAAGTTGACGAAGTTGATGACGACAATGTTGATGATTCAACTGAAACAACAGAATAAGCATAAATAAGATTATTATAATAGGAAACATTCAATGAATACAAAAGATTTAGCAATGGAAGTCAAAGCTGTTAACGAAGATGGTACCTTTAGTGGATATGCATCTACATTTGGTAACATAGACTTAGGTGGTGACATGATGGTCAAGGGTGCGTTCACTAAAACATTAAGTGACAGAGCATCAAAGATTAAAATGTTATGGAATCATGACAAAGGCAATGTAATTGGCGTATTTGATTCAATTAAAGAAGATGACAACGGTTTATATGTTAACGGGCAGTTAGCTTTAAAGACTCAGCAAGGCCAAGAAGCTTATGAGTTATTGAAAATGGGTGCTATTGATAGCATGTCTATTGGATATGCTGTTCTTCAAGACGGATATGATCGTAAAAACAATGTACGATTATTAAAGGAAGTCAAGTTATTTGAAGCATCGTTAGTAACTATTCCAATGAACGAAGACGCGATGATAACAAATGTTAAGTCAAACTTCGATGAGTTAGAACAAACAGATAAAGAAGCAGTGCTTGAGTTCATTAAATCATTAAAAGATCATACAGATGACGCCAATGAAGATGTCACAGCTGATGTAGGTGTTGATATTCAAATAGAAGAAACAAAAGAAGATGATTACGAAGATGATATTAAGAAATTGATTGAATCAATGAAGTCAAACTAAATACAGTTAATAACGTCACTTTTAAATAAAAGAGCCGTGTTTATTAGCCTTTAATTACACTATGACTGGTATAAGCAAAGGAAGTCACTAATAAATAACACTCAAATATTATAAAAGCCGACAACATAGTATGATAGCCGCCTGTTTATGGCACTTGAAATATATAGAACCATAACCCAAAGGATATTAATATGGAAATTAAGACATTAATGGTAGACCTAAATACGCAGTTTGAAGAATTTAAAACTGCTAATGATGCTGGTCGTACCGAAATCGTTGCAAATATTGAAGTTGCAATGGATGAAAAACAAACACAAATTGACGAATTAAAGACAGCAATCGCTCGCACTAAAGTTGGTGAAGCAATTGAAGTAGTTAACATAGTCACAACACGTGAAAAAGCGTTCGAAGCGTATGCTCGTTACGGTAATGAAACTGAAATGCGTGAATTTAAAGGCATGCAAACCGGCGTTGATGCAGACGGTGGTTATTTAGTACCTGAAATTTTACAAAACAGCATTATTGAGCTGTTAAGTGAATTAACTCCAATGCGTGGTATTGCAAATGTAATGACATTAAGCGGTACAGGCACATTCACTAAAAACGTTCAAACACTTAATGCGGCTGGTGGCTGGATTGGTGAAGTAGCTGAACGTATTAACACAGATACGCCACAATTTGACCGTGTAAGTATTCCAACTCATGAAGTTTATGCTAACCCATTAGTTTCATTAGCGGTACTTGAAGATAGTGTTATTAACTTAGAGCAAGCCTTAGCAAGTGATGTTGCTGGTGCAATCGCTACGTTAGAAAACAAAGCATTCACAACTGGTTCAGGCATAGGTCAACCAACTGGTCTTAATGCAGTTACAGGCACAGGTGATTGGGACACAATCGGAACTATTACTGCCACAGCTACTGGTGCAGTTACAGGTGATGAATTGATTGAAATGGTTTATGACATCAAACCTCAATACAGAGCAAATGCTAAGTTCATGATGAACAGAAACACACTGGAAGCAGTGCGTAAGTTAAAAGATGGAAATGATCGTTACTTATTTGTACGTGGTCAGTTAGACGACCCATCAATTGTTGGTTACCTATTAGGTTATCCTGTAATTGAAAACGAAGAGTGCCCAGATATGGCAACTGGTACATTACCAATTTACTTTGGTGATTTCAATAAAGGTTATCAAATTGTTGACCGTGTTGGATTAAGTACTTTACGTAACCCATATAAGGTTCCGGGACAAGTCGAATTCTATACTCGTAAGCGTGTAGGCGGTGGCTTAGCTGATGGTAATGCACTTCGTGTATTAGTAATGGCGTAACATTTCAAATGTTGACTAAAGCACTCTTCGGAGTGCTTTTTTTTGGCTATAGTTTCTGCAAAGCCAAACTAAATAACTAAATACATATTAATATAAGGAACAAACAACATGGTAATCAAATTTCTAAAACATTTTCGTACCACGATCAACGACGTATGGTCAAAAGACTTATACTTCATAGGCGATACTGAAACAGTACCAAAGCAAGTAGGTGATGCAATGGTTAGCGACAGATGGGCAGTCGATGTTAGTCCAAAGAAAGCACCTGTAGTCAAAGCAAAGAAGCCGGTTTATAAGAAAAAAGTTATAACGGAAATAGAGGAAAGCTAAATGGACATCATTAGAATCAAAGAGCCCACTACAGAAGCAGTAAGTCTTAAAGATGTAAAAGATTATTTACGTGTTGAGCATGATGATGAAGACAATCAAATAACTACAATGATGTATGCGGCAACAGCATTAATCGAAAAGTACTTAAACAGGGGTCTTATCACACAGACTTGGCAGATAGTTGTTAGTCGTTACCCGTTATGCAACAATATTAAGTTATTATATGGTCCAATTCAGAGTATAACATCTGTAACAAGCAATCTAAGTGATGGCACCCAATCTATAATGCCAAACACAGATTATATATTAACAGGCAAGGATCAATCACCTAGAGTAACATTAGGATACAGTAAAGTATGGCCAACAGCAACATTACAGCCAAGGGATGGAGTAGTTATTGAATATATAACAGGATTTGGCGATGTAGCAGATGATGTACCAGTAAATATACGTCAAGGCTTATTAGCAACCATAGCAAGCATGTACGAAGACAGAGAAACAGGATCGGAATTAAGTGGATCTGTCAAAGGACTTATAAGCAATCAAAAGGTGTACACGTTCTAAAGGAATATTATGAAGCCATTAAAAATATCAGATTTAAGAACACGCATAGAGTTTCAATCAGTCACTAAAAGCCAAAACAGCAGAGGTGGATATGATTCTGTATGGGATCAAGACTTCAAGTCCTGGGCGAGATTAGTATCTATAAGTGATTCAGGTGGCATGCGTTATCAGTTAGGCGATCAATTAAGTCAAGACAGCACTCATTTATGTA